TCATAATAAAGCACGAGCCATGATCCGACCCAGTGTAGTTTTGCCCGAACCATAAGGGCCAGCGAATAGGTAAGACTGCCTCCAACCTGCATCTGACTTAATAAAGCCTTTGAGCGTTTGGATGGTAGCCTTTTGACCTAGCACATCGCTGTATGTTCTAGGTCTATACTTCGTGTCTAATGACATCTTCTCTCCTCTCATATAGGGTATATGTACCCTTATACTATTTAGAGGAGGTTTAAGACTCTTAGATCAGATAACCTCTACCAACAAGAGATTCCTGGTTCTGAATTGGAGTTTCAGACATCCCCTCATCTAAAGTCATCGTGAGACACTAGGAAAAAACCATCTAGTTTTAGGCTTAGAACCACATCATGTGTTCTTAACCATTCGGGTGATGAAACAGTGAATGTAACCATGTGTCCTTTATTATCTTTCTTATAAGTGATATCGTTTTCCTCAAATGGATTCTCTGCTCCCACACCAATCTCCTTGATTGCCCTTACCACTTCGTCAGCATTTCTACTAGGCACAGATAGAACCATGGACCCCGAAGAAAATTGATGTATATATGCCAATTTGTTGACTACTTTATGTATACCTATGTCATTCGGACGAGCCGATTTTTCAAGACGAGCAATACGACCCTCAAGGTTACGGATGATTTCACTAGCTGATCTTCTCATGATGGTTTCTCCATTCAAGTTAAGGTTAAAGAGACTCCTATGAGAATCTATAAATAAACTATTAAAGTTCACACAGGCTCAAGAGAGATAAGTCCTCGAAAAAGATCAGTGCGATCATCTAAGAGAGGAATGCCCTCTACCTCAATAGCCTCATTCATCTCATGTTGAGTCATGTTATCTAGGGTAAGCGTATCACCCTCTAAGTTTTGAGCTACGATGTCAGCCCATAGGTAGCGACCTCTACAAAAGTCTACTGCCCCAAGTTCAGCATCGGTTAGTTTATATACCTCAAAATCCATGTGCCCAATATCCTTTACTGTAAAGAGCAATATTACCATCACTCAGTTCTAACTCTTGGTCAACGATTGAACCCATAAAGTCCATCGCTTCCCGAACGATTGATCTCTGAGCTTGGTTGACCACTGCAATGGCAGAACCTTTCCAATGACCATCGGGGTGGTCAACGAACTTATTGTATGCATCCCTTAGTTGTTGTGCCTTTTGATCTGTCATGTCTTAGTCTCCTTTCAAGAGTTACATAAGGGTATATTTAAGGGGTTACAAAAACCTAAACTCGGTATCATTCATATAAAGGGAATGGGAGACAAGACACCATGCAAGTCAAAATAGAAAACTACCAATCTATCAAACACGCTGACTTTGAAGTTAAAGGTCTTACTGTTATTACAGGGGCTAATAATACAGGTAAGTCTGCTTGTGCAAGAGCCATAGCAGGTGCTTTCTCTAATGCAAGGGGATATTCTCATGTAAGGCAAGGTGAAAAGTCATCAAAAGTCTCCATCAACTTTGATGATGGCAACTCGGTAATTTGGGAAAAGGGTAAAGGGGTTAATAAATATGAGATCAACGGACAAAAGTTAGATAAAGTAGGGTCAAAAACTCCCGATGAACTTGATGACTTGAACATTGTTTCGGTAGATGTCGATGGAAAAACTGTATGGCCTCAGATCGCTCGACAGTTTGAACAAATCTTCTTGCTTGATATGCCACCTAGTGTCCTCTCTAGTGCTTTATCTGATGTAAAGACAATAGAAGCCCTAGAGAAAGCGTCAAGTCTCTCTAGGAACGAAACTAAGAACCTTAATCAACGCATTAAAGTAAAGCATGAAGATTTAGTATCTGAGCGGGATCGTTTACCTAAGTTTAACGAGTTGGACGAAGTAGGGGAAACGATCAATCATATAAGTACACTTGAGGGGTCGATTAAGACTCTTGAAGAAAGAGTTAAAAAGCTAGGGGCAATCAAAGAAAAGAGAGAAATCTTTATGTTTCAAACACAGTTCGTATCCACCTTGCAAAATGTAAAATTCCCACAAGTGAACCCACATGACTTTATGGGGATTAAAGACCTTGAGCGTGTTCGTATAGAAAAGAACAGACTAAGGATCATGGAAGGTATCGTAGAGGTTGGCTTAACCTCATTCCCACCTATCCCAGATGTAGAGGTGAAAGACCCTGCACCACTTGAGCGGGTCTTGCACAAAAGAAATCAATTAGATCAAACCATCTTACAAATCACACAACTTAATGTAGACTTACCTAATGTAGATTCGCAAGTCGAAAAAGACCTCAGAATCGCTTCTGAACGCTTTGATCTATTCAGTCGTATATCTTGCACCGAACAAGAGGTAGAAAGGCTCACAGAGGAGCTTGATACTATTAGGTGCGAGATTGGAGATACTTGTCCTTTATGTGAACAAGGGATCGACCATTAACCTCACTCTACCCCAAACAGCATCTTATCCCTTAACTTAGACCCCATCTTGTAAGATTAAATAGGGATCAGAAACTGAGCCCCTCAGCCAATTTTCTTGACCCAATGCACTCAGCGAAGAGATTAACTTCCTTTAAGTTTTTCAACCTGTATCGGTCTCGGATTATTTTGGGATGTTGTATCCATATTTCAGCGGATAGAATACCTGCTTTGACCAGTGCTGGGTACTTATTTACAACTTCATTTTCATAGTACTCTTCAGCATTAGGACCTCTGTCCTCGATCTCTCTAAGCAGATCCTCAAATTTATAATGGACTAGCTCTACCACCACCACTTCAATCTCAGACGCATCTGCATCGCCCACCTCTTTCTTAAGCATCCGAACAGCGTCTGTGATCGCTTTCCCGTACTTTCTAGCCCTACGGTTGGTTGAGGATTGTCTTTCAAGTCGTGCAACCCTATTCTCAAGTCCTCTAATAATTTCTGATGCTGATCTTCTCATAATGGTTTCTCCATTTTGTTTAAGGTTAATGAGATCACTTAAGATCACTTATAAACAAACTATAAACGGAAAAACCCCAAATCCCAAAGGGAAATGAGGTTCATTCTAAGATCTTAAAGACCATTTAGACGAGCAAGACTACTAGCCCTCAGTTCCAGCTTCGGTATCAGATCCCATATCCGTAGATTCATCTGAACCACCCTCAACTACTTCCATGTCCGTAGATTCCATACCCGCTTCGTCCATACCCATATCAGACTCAGTACCACCTTCAGTAATTTCCATGTCTGTAGTCTCTTCAGAACCACCCATAACCATCATGTCCATTTCTGTCCCTGCTTCAGTTCCTGCATCAGACCCTGCTTCAGTTCCTGCTTCAGATCCTGCCTCTGATCCTGCGGTAGCCCCAGCTTCCATACCACCATCGTTAGGTGTGGTTTCTTCTTTATCCTTGTCGCAAGCAATAAAGGTAAGAGCAATAAGTGCGATTGTGAGTAAGTTTCTCATAATGAATATCCTTCTTTGTTAAGTGTGTTCAAGAAAAGGTATATAAACAAACTATTAAACTTATTCAAATCTATCTTCCACTAGGAACAAAAACTCCCCACTTGTGGCTAAGTGTAAACCTTTTGTCTCTCATCTTTGTTTAAAACATCATCAGAGATGATAACTTAATTAAGGCCACAGATAGACTATGCCTTTAAAACGATAGAACCACGACTCTTCTTGATGGTAAAGGTTTCTTGTGCATAAATATCACCCTCCCCGTACACAAGGTCTCCCCACAAACCCTTGATAGTCACATTTCTCCCTCTTATCTTCCAATCCCGCCCCAACATAGGATTGTCCCAAATGCTGTATAGAATCCCATCCAAGGTATTACCATTTCTTGTATATTTTGACCACCAAGATGTGTCAAAGGTGATAGTAGATGAAGAAACATCTATAAACACGCTCTTATTTAAATGGGATTTGATCTCCCGATCATTTTGTAACCACCTGAGAAACTTTTTTCCAGTAAGAATCTCAGGCTCATGCCACTCTCCCCCCGCAGGCTCTCTATAACCACCCATCTCTTGTGATCGTGGGTCATCAGGGTGATATGCTTGTCTTTCAAGTCTTGCGATACGAGTCTCAAGGTTATTAATGATTTCTGATGCAGATCTTCTCATAATGGTTCTCCATTTGATTAAGGTTAAAGAGATCACTTAAGATCTATTATAAAGAAACTACAAAACCTCAAACTTAACCATCCAACGACCCACTGTACTCGCACTCACATTAAAATCTATACCCCATGCCATAGATCAAACCCCAAACCAAATCACCATCTGGATTATATGGTGAGGTTGTCACCCCTGCATACATAGTGCTGTCCTCGTCTTTAACGAACTTCAAACGAAACGCACCCACAGGGAAGAACTGACCATTAAGCGTAATCGTGTGTCCGACTGAAGCACCAACATCAAGACCTAAAGATTTCTTGTCGGAGATCTCATAGCCCAATAACTCATAACTCGCACCTAGCATAAGACTAGGTGGTGTCTGAGACTCTACAAGTAAACCTTCCTCTGTAAACCTTTTGTTAGAGGAGGTAGGTAGATTGAACACAACCCATAATGCAAAGCTCTCATACATCTTACGAGATAAGATGAATGTGGCAGAGTTCGTAGGTACAGGTATTGAACCCTCTTCGTACCCACCGATGAACATTTGCGTTGTGCCTAGACTCACTTCCCAGTTATTCTCTTCAGCGTGAGAAATCGTAGAGGTGAGCAAGACAGATAAGAGTAAAGCGATAGTAAGTCTCATGGTGTCTCTCCTTTATGGATAATAGACACTAATAAATAAACTACAAATCAATCCACCCCAAACTTAACCATCCAACGACTCACTGTACTCGCCCCTACATCAAATCCCTAGATCCCTTTCAATAACCATTCAAATAGCATCATAATATTTATGATGCTTTAGCATACCCGCTGACTTTAACCATTGAAATTTCTGCATGATATTTTTGGAGGCTCGTGATGGCTTAACTCCATCTTGCCAAAGACTGTTTATATAGTCTTCGGAGTGTTCACCGTCTTTTGTTTCGTATTCAAAAGTGACCCGCATTTCCTTAATGATGTACTGATCTACTTTCCTTCTCCAAATATCATAAGCATCTTTAGCTTGACGAGGGTTAGAACTTGATTCAAGTCGTGCAACCCTATTCTCAAGGTTATTGATGATTTCTGATGCTGATCTACGCATAATGTTTCTCCATTTGGATTCTTGGTTAAAGAGATCACTTAAGATCTATTATAAATAAACTATCAAAGTCCTCACTCCACTCCAAACTTAACCATCCAACGACCCACTGTACTCGCCCCTACATCAAGATACCTAGCTATCCTACGCTTACCCCACCCCTTACTCCTTAAGTCCTCTAAGATGCCTTTGTCCATCTTTTTCTTGATAGCATTGTTACGACCTTGAAAACCAAAGTCCAACTTGTAAGACATACAATCGGGTACATGAGGCTTAATGATCTCAATGAAACGATAAGCGTTCTCACCCTTAAAGTGGAACTCTCCTGTCTCCCCTTTTTTATGTGTCCAGTTAGGGGCTAAACCAAACTTCTCAAAGATTAAGTAAGCGTTAGCTCGACTCCCCTGTTTTGCCCCAAAACAAATCATAGGCCAATGTCCTGCATGACCATCATCGAGATACCACATAGCCAAAGCTAACTCATCTACTTGGTCTATAACATCAGACTTAACAACTTTCCACCCCTTATCCCTCTCCTCATAGAACAAGTCTCGATACTCATTTAGCATAGGGTGAGCGTGGGTGCGAAAGATATAACTAGGGAACTCCCTACTCATCGCTACTGCTAAATCTCCAGATGACCACACGCCCCACTTCTCTTGCTTCCACTCAAGATACTCTTTCTGATTGGGTGCGTGTCGTTCCTCATAGTGTGAAGCGTTAGTACGAAAAACAATACGACCGTCACCTAGCATAGAACCAATAAGGATTGATCTTAACTCCCCCTCAATCTTTGGTAGCTCAAGACGATCAAACTTAGATACCGTTTCAATCCCATAGCGTAGTCTCCAACTACCAATACGCTTCATGCTTGAGTCAATACCCTCAGAAATCAACAACTCGTTAATCTGCTTCTCTGTTAAGTATTGTTTAGTATAGAGGTCTTCAAAACGCTCTTTAGATATAGGGCATGGTATCGCTCTCATCTTACACTCTTTTCTAGGATCGTAATAACCTTGAGCGTTTTCTGAACACCCTCAATAAATTGTGGGGTTTGTTTCTCCGAGGTAGTTAAGTACAAAAGTAGAGCCTTCGCTTTCAATAGTGTCTCTTTATCCTCGATGTTTAGTATTTTTATATCATGTCTGAGACCTGCGTTTCTCCATTTGATATCTTTGGTATATGATTCGCATAAATCATATGACGAGGTGAGTACCTCGTTGGAGTACATATCATCTTGCTCTTCATTTGGTGTCTGTCCTAGTCTTCGCTTAAGATTTTGGTTTTCTCTCACTTCTCTCACTAATGCTCGATAGAGATCAGCTTCTTCTCTCCTCTCTTTTTTGATAAAAAGCCATATAAAAAATAGAACACCAAATATAATTAGATAGATAAGAAAAGCCTTACTACAGAGGAAACCTGTCATGGCTTCCATTACTGTGGGAACTGGAACAAAATTGTTGTTCATCTTACACTCCTTATGTGGTTCTTAGTGTTTAAGAGTGTAAGACTTGTACCATAGGAGAGTGAGTTAAGCCAAAGAAAAGAACCCTAGATACGAAAAAACCCCACCTTCCGAAGAAGATGAGGTTCTTTCTATGACCTCTTACACCTACCTAAGTAGGCGAAAGTAAAGCGAATATACTAGATATTAACGCTGTACTGTAAGACGAGCAAGACCACGAGGGTTGTAGGCACCAATACCCAAATTCTCGAACACTGAAAAACCAATTGTACGAGCTTTTGGATCGTCAGCAGAGAGAACGGTCAATTCTGTACGAACAGGGATACGACCGAACATTTCTGGCTCACAGCAGACATAAACAGTTCCAACAGGAACAAGACGGCTAGTGATGATCTGAGCACCCCAAAGAGTAGCCTGAAGACCAGTCTTGAGAAGTGCCGCTTGGCTCTCGATGTCGAGGATATCTCTACCGAACTTACGGATGTCAGCATAATCACGAGCATTCATGAAGATACGGGCAACACGAAGGTCGTGACGCTCAATGAGGCTAAATGCGTCAGCAAGAACAGCACCATTAAGAGGAGCGATAACAGGAAGGTCAGCGTTAGTTTGACCTGCAACTGAATCAAATCCGTTTGCCGCAACTGCGTCAAGAATAGCGAATACACGCTCGTCTTCAGCCGCTTGGATTTGAGCACGAGCTAAATCTTGTGCCCTCTCGATAAGGTCAAATCTACGCTCTTTGATTTGAGTCAAAGGAATCTCAGGATTTGAAGCAATCTCGAAAAGAGGGAAGATAACCCTACGAGGTTTGGTGATTGCAAGAATGTTTTCACCCTCTTCACCAACCACA